GAATTTTAGTTGATTGGTCAAATTTACCATTACTAGCATATCTTTGTAATTGTTGTAAAAATGCAAATCTAGCACCATAAGGCAAATAATGAAAATTTAAACCAATAAAACCACCTTTCATAGGTTCAATTGGTAATACTAATGGGAATGTGTCATAATAGGGTAACCTATTTTTAAATTTAGGGTCATAGAAGAACATACTCATACGACCAGCACTAGGTCTACCTAATAATTTACCAGAGGCAAACAACTCACTAGGGCTTGTTCTATCTGCAATTAATGATACAGCATTTCTGTACCAATTAGCACCCTTTTGTTTGTTACCTTGTAAATCTTTTAGTGGTTCAAATATATCAATTGCCATACCACTATTTATAAGAAAACCCCTAGCGATTTCTCGCTAGGGGTCAATGCTTTCAGTAATGAGAGAGAAAGGTTAATCTTCGTCTGCTAATTTACTAAAGTAGTCGAGGGTATCATCCTCGTCACTAGCAGTCGTTGATTGACTTACTTTCGGCATTTCCACGGAGGTCATAGTCTGAGGTGGGAGGTCTACAGTATCTACAGTTGCCGTGCTTTGCGTACCCGTAATTACCCTATTCAGTTTCTCTTTGAGTTCATCATAGGTCTTAAAATTACTAGGGTCAACAAATGGTTTTAGAGGGTGTTGTTTTTCCCATATCGCTTTGATTTCGTCATCTGACTCTTTCACTTGCGACACACTCTCAAATTCAGATTTGTCATAGTTCCAATAACCATCAACTTTTCTGATTTTTAGTTTAAAGTTTGCACCTTTCCAAAAATCAAATGGGTTGATTGCTTGTTCATCTTCAAAAGCTGGTTGCATTGCTTCAGTAATCTTATCAAAGATTTTTTTACCAAACTTAAACAAGAAAACTTTACCCTCATTTTCAGGATGTTTTGGGTCACTAACAACATAGATGTTAGAATAGTAAGATAACTTTCTCTTACGCTTTCTAGCAATCTCTTTGTCACTATCAACACCAGTATTCCAAAGTCTTGTATTCTCTTCAGACACCGGGTCTTTTTGATTAAGAGTTGTTAATGAGTTCTCAATAAACCAACCACCTTTGTCTTGAAACGCATGTGTCCAAACTCTCTGCCATGGCATTTCTTCACCATTAGAGGCAGGTAGAAAACGAATAACAGCATAGCCGTTACCTGTTTTATCAAGTTCAGGTTTCCACAACCTGTCATCTTGGTATTTGTTTTTGTTTGATTGGTCTTCTGGAGCAAGTTTTGTTTCCAGAGCTTTTGTGATTGCGTCAAAATTACTTGACGACTTTTTTAGACTTTCGAAATCCATATTTATTCTCCTTGTATTATATGTGTTCGTTGTTTTCGTGTGACCTGTATAATTCGGCCTCATTATTATTTATAAGAGTTTTATAGCTCATTTAAATAATTCTTTACATTCTCAGGTGTTGATTCTATATAAGGGTCATCATCATCAGAGAAATTATTAAAACCTGGTTCTTCAAACATCTTTTCTACTTCGCCATTATTTACAATAGCTGCATATCTCCAAGACCTCATGCCAAAACCTTGTTTAGGTTTAGCAACCAGCATTCCCATGTTACTAGTAAATGTACCACAACCATCTGGTATCATCTTCACATGTTTTATTCCTAAATCTCTTGCCCAAGCATTCATTACAAAGGCGTCATTTACTGATACACAATATACATCATCAATGCCTTTTTTCATAAAGTCCATAAACTCTCTATCATAACTAGGTAGTTCTTCGCCTGAACATGTTGGTGTAAATGCACCTGGTAAACTGAACAATAAGATTCTTTTACCTTTAAACAGTTCATCTGTTGTTACATCTTTCCATGTGCCACCTATAAAAGTACAACCGCCTTTTTCATCGCTGTCGCCTTCTCTAAATTTAAATGTGTGTTTCTTAATATTCATATTCATTCTCTTTTTACATTAGTAAACAATATGCGAAATAGGGAGGACTTGGTTTCACCTCCAACTTAGCGACACAGATACCTGTTCTATCGCACCAAGAACCAACTTCCGCTCGGTAGAGCAGTGTGACACAACGCCTTTCAGCAACCATGCCTGAGTACCACCTCTAAGTTGTCAAGTTTGACCCTCTGGTAAGAGCCTCTTCCTTGCACTATAAAAAGAAAGTAATTAGTTTTCTTTTGCATATTGTTTACTAATATACACTAATCACGCTAGATTGTCAAGCGTGGAATAATCAGCATATACGATATTTTTTCTACTTTCCCATTCTTTGATAGGACCATTCACCATATCACGGCCGTCATTAAATCTGTTAATTTTATAAAACTTGATATTGGGGTACCAATCCATAAGTGTTCGCCATTGTCTAATCCAATTGACACCTGGTGTAGGACCATTTTCTTGTGCGACATAATGTTTGGTACTTTTGTAAAGATTGTTTACATGATTATTGGTACTGTTAATATCATGCCCTATCATATAGATTTCATCAGGTTGTTCTCTATGTATTGCAACATAACCACTACTAGCACCACAAGCCCAACCAAAATCTCTTTTTGCACCTTTACCATTATTTTCTACACTTATGTCCGTTAAAGAGTGTGAGTAATCTGGATCCTGTATCCATGATACTTTAATGGTTGCATTGTTAATATTCTTTTTGTACTTATCACCGTTTCTTTTTATCATATCAACAATACCAGATAGTTTAGCACCGTGCATAACATATTCTTGTGCATTGTTTCTTTCATTTGAAACTAATATTTCTTTTAGATGATTGTCGGCTTCTAACTTTTCCATACCACCATATATCATTGGTTCATATGTCATGGCAGGCACTTTAGTCCAATCTCTAAAATAACAAGGTATCTTTTGTGCTACACCAGCATGATATATTTCATGCATAATACCATGGTCAACAGCAGTTAATACATCTGGCATAAAGTCTCTATATAATGCATTGCAACCATAAATGTTACCAAACTGTCTTAACTTTGATAAGTCAAAACCTTTTCTACTTTCACCGTTGCCTATACAAAAAACTCTTTTCAAAACCACCCCATTGCTACTGTCCAACCAAACACATTTACTATTGTAAAATAACTTACTAACATTGTAGGCCATGCCAATTTTCTACGATAGTGTGCATATACGGATGTCAAACTTCCTAAAAAATAACCTGGATAAATGTATCTCATATCTGGATTATCTGCTGTAAATGCCATTGTCATACTTGCACCTACAATAAAAATAAAACTTACTAACTCATAGTAAAATGCCACCTTATCTGATTCGTAAGATGATAACCAAAAATCTTTAATTGTCTTAATCATTGTCCTATCCAACTATTAATAATACCCATAGCATAGATAGCCATAGATATTGCGTTTAATACTATCAGCGCTCTATCGTGCCATAGCAATCCTACAATTAACCAACCTGTCATACCTACAATTGCAGGATACAAGTTGTAAGGAAAAATATTTACTGAAGTCATTACCATAGCAATAATCAACAGCACACTACTTGCCCATTTAATATACCATGACAAGTCACCTTTTGGTGTAATCTTTTTATAAACTCTTGATGAGTTTAACTTCTTAATCTTGTCGTCTAGTTTTTCGCCTATTGGTTCAATCTCTTTCATTTACAAATACATCTTTTAATGTTAGTTTTACTTTTGTTTCATTATATATCACAAATGGTTTTAATTTGGCAAGCGTATGTGCGATTTTAGGCCATACAACTTTTTCATCAATATCTTTATTCCATATCTTGCTAAACGATAATACTGAATCAAGAATGACGGTGGTCTGGATGTTAATTTTCTTTTGAATATGTAATCGTAAAATTCTAGGATGTTGGCCTGAATTAACGAGAAAGCCATCATTAAAAGAAATGCCACGGTTGCTAAGGTCATTATTGATAGATACGCAATCGTTCCTAAAATGATAGTCAAAAGACTCTTTATACTTTCGCCACTTGGTATAATTCTCAGAACCTTCATTGCCTATAATATTACCAACCCACTTACTACCATCAAGAGCAAAATTAGAAACAAAATAATCCAATATGTCTCGCTCATTATATCTTTTAGAAATTTTATGAAAAAAGTACCTATCTGGCCGTTTCGTAAAGCTTTCCAACTTTGCTGTAACTCTCCCACCATAC